ACATTGTATATACTTCAGTTGCAGGTGAGTGCTTATTTGAAATTTTATCCATTTTATTAAGTTTTGTTTTAAATTGATGCGTTTGTTCTTTTAATCGCAACCGAACGCATATACTTTGCCGTTACCTTGCATTAACCCACCGCACAAAAATTGCGATGATTCTGAGCAAACGATTAACCTTTGCTTCATACTTTTTTGGTACGTGATCTTTTCTAATATTAATTGGTGAGCCTGTAAGTAGCTCTGATAGTTTTCTCCAATTTAGTAAGTCTTTTTCGTTCATTTACCACGAAAAGCCGCTAACCCGAAGATTAGCGGCTAAAGTTACCCGCAGAACTTAGCGGGAACTGCGAGTATTACATTTCTGATTTAATGTGCTCCCTCATTTCCTTAACCTCTTCAGGGGTTGCGAGATTTTCTATTTCATAATCACTTTCGATTTGATTCTTGCTAAAGACTTCATCAATCAAACTTGAGCCAGCTTCATGGCGGGTTTCATAAAATGAATCTTCATTTTCCAAATCTTCATCATACATTTCGTCAAAATATGCATCAGTGGCCATTGTGTTAGTAGATGTACATTTAAGCTCGTGGTCTTCAACTTCCTCTACTTCGCCATAATCATTAATCAGTTTGCCTGTCACTGTTACTATAATGTTGTTGTGTCCATATCCGGCAAAACTTTTTTCAATTTGAGTTACTTTTAAATCTTTCATAATGCTAAGTTTTTAATTATTTGGGATTATTCCCGTTTTGTTTCTGACACAAATATACACAAATAAACAATACAAATACTCATTTGTGTATTTTTTTTTGCAATTTTTTTTCCTGCCACTAAAAAACGCAAGGTAACAACGGCTAAAAGCACATTAAAACGATGCTTTATCCAAACCGTTAATCCTTCCACTCATTAAGTATCCTAATTTCTTCATTCAACTTATTAATTTTTTTTACCATTGAAACAATGTACTCATGCTGTTTATATAAATGATCTTCAACCTTTTCTAAGTTTCTTATTGACCAATGATCAGGTGACTTTAACCTAATATGTTCTAAGGTTGCTACTAAGTTTGCTTTTGCTTCTCCTGCGTTTGCTTCAAGTTCTATTAAATTCATAATGATGGAAAGTTAATTTGTTTTTTTATTCCAATGTTATCTATTTCATAAAATCTTTTTTTCTTCCAATCCCAAAATAAACGAAACACACCTCGCTTCCCTACTCCGGCAGGCTTTGATTTTTGCACATGAAATTCTCGCACATTAAATTCGTTATCTAATGCGTGTTGCATTTCAAAATCTCCTGCATGTGCCATTTGCTCAATCACTTTAGGATGCATCTCGTATACCGTAATCATTTGATACCCTTTTCTTCCAAACTGCTGACCGTATGCCCATTCTTCTTTTTTAGCAGGCGGTGAATATCTGTACCATAATCCATTATCATCCTTCTGTTGAAACGTTCTAACATCGTTCGCATGGTTAGTTAGTATCGTTAGGTAGTTATGCTTTTTGGTATATCGTAAAAGCACTTTAAGCTCATCCTTAACACTTCGCATAATACCACCATCCAAATCTATATCAAGCTCATTAAACGGATCCACTAATATTCCATCGAATTTAGCCTTCATTTGTGTTTCAGCTTTTTCAATGTACGAAAAGAAGTTTTTTAAATTTAGATCAATACCTGAAAACACATCATCCCAACCATCTTGAACATCTAATACTTTGATATGCTTTTGAAGAAAATGTAACATTTTGGAGAATGATTCATCTTTCATTGCATAATCTGATGGTAAAAATATTTCCTTGCCATCATTCATTTTTGAAATTAGGTAGGTGTATATCTCAATCGCATTTCCTGTTTCCGGTGAAAGAATTAACCACCTCCATTTGTGATTAAGTATTGATTGTATAATTAACTCAAATGCAAATTCTGATTTTCCTGCACCACCAACACCACCGAGCATTAATGGATATCCTTTTTTTAATGATATGTATTCATCTGCTTTCGCAAATCCTGTTGTTGCACCTCTTAATTTACCAACCTTTCGATTCATGTATAATTCATCTCTAAGGTCAAAGGCTCCTTTTAATATCTTATCGTGTATTTCTTGATTCATTGTGTATAGTTTAAGTATTTAACCGATGCTGCTGTTGGTTTTTGTTCAGCTTCTTTTTTTAACCATTTATTACAGGTAAGATATAAACTAGAATACTTTTTATTATTTGAGTAGTTTTCTATACTATCGAGCATATTATCAATTTTTTCTTTTGAGTAGGTTTCAGATAACTTCTCAAATTCTTTAACTGTTAATTTAAGATGCTTAAACTTTCGATATATTTTCTTTTGCTCTTGTTCTTCATTTTCTACTTCACCTTCAGTTTCATCTTCTACTTCTACTTTCCGAACCATTCCAAACCCTTCACAAAGGCTTTCAAAGGCTTCCAAAGGATTAGTTTTATCAATATTAACACCTTGAATTTTAAGAGTTTCGGGTAGGTTTAAATAACAATCTATCGCAGACTTCTTCATATTAGTATTAAAGTGCTGATGCTTTAAAAAATTGATTAATATTATGTGATTATCTACATACTTAACCTTATTAATGGTTTCGAATCGTTTCAAAGCCTTTTGAACCGTTGCCTTATCAATACCTGTTTCAAATGATATTTTCTTAATACTTAGTTCATAAATACCAAGCATATTGGTTTTTTCATTTGTTATAAGATATATAAATAATAGCTTTTCCGAAACACTTAAATCTTCAATAAAAGGATCACTCCAAAATGATGTGCTTAAACTTCTTAACTTACTCATTATTTAAAACCATTTTCAGTTAGCTTATAACCTTCTATTTCTTCAAAATAAATACCTTTTATTTCATATTTATATTTATAGAATTTAATACAGGTAGTATTTATTTCATAAGGATTGTTTATTACATCGGGTATAAAAACTAAAGTTGATTGATTATCTATTTTTCTACCAATTAAAGTAATTTCAAAAACATAATTTTCAGGATTTTTATCTCTAAAATTAAAAAGATAATCTTGAATTCCTCTTACATATCTAACGGCTTGATAAAATGTATCAAAATTTATTAAATCTTTTTTTAATTCTATCACATTAATAACAATCTTATCAAAATGTCTGTAATAAGTTATCAAATCAGCAATACCATAATTGCCAATACTTTGTTGTCTTAAAAATTTACCTTCAATAAACAAACCTCTATTAGCTAATTCATCTCTATCAGCTTTGTAAATAATATTTTCCAAATCTTGTTCTAAAAAACTCATAATATTATAATAAAAAAGCCTTTAGCTTTCGGGGCGCAGTCCCTACTCACTAAAGGCTTTAAATAAAATATTGTATATCGGTGCTGCGCTCACCATTACAAAGATACTAATTAAAACGGTTCGTCATCCTTACTTTCGTAATCATTTTTTGGCTTATCATTATTTTTCGCAGGATCAATAAAAGTAAGTGAGCTAATGATTGTTTCATATCTGCGTTTTTGCTCACCGTCTTTTGTTTCGTAATCTCGATATTGCAATCTACCTTCAATCAAACACCTGCTTCCTTTGGTTAAGTAATCAGCTGCTAATTCAGCCTGTCGGTTAAAACATAGGCAATTGTACCATGTTGTAACTTTTTCACCACCTTTTGTTTTTTCGTTTGTAGCAAGGCTAAAGGTTGCTATTTTGGTCCCGTTGTCGAGCTCTTTCATCTCAACATCTGTTCCTAAGTTTCCGAGTAAAATTTGCTTATTCATAAAAATCAATTATTTGTTTTACTTGTTTTAAATTTAAAAGTTTCATTTCTGCTATGATGTTTTGAGTTTTTGAAGAGTCTACTCTAACTAATTTGCAAGTTCTTTCAACTGAATCCCAATCAATATAAATTTTCTTTGTTAATTGTTTGGTTACAATTTTATATTGAAAACCATAAGTATTAAAAAACACACAATCATCAATAATTTCTTCTTCAAATCCTAAATCAATTACATCAATGTAATCTATTTTCTCTTGCTTATTCATTATAAATTTATGTTTAAATATGATTCTTGTAGTTTAGTTAACTCTGCCTTCTGTGATGTGATTCTATTAATCCAATTTTTAGCTCTTGGACTATCACATTGCTCCCAAGAGTAACCATCATTATCTGCAATTAAAAACCACTGCTTATTCTGCCATGATTGATACCCTTTTTTTCTAATTTGATTTACTAACTCACGTACCTTTCGAGTACCTCCGTAGATATTATACCTTTTTAGTACCATAGATAACTCCTGCTGCCTTATATTACTATTTACATATACTGCGATAGCAATAATTAATTGCTGCTCTGTAAGGTCTTTAAATTGATTATTCATTTTTTTGGTTTAATTGTTTCTAATTCATTCAGAACTTGGTCTGCAAATTTT